AGTCGCAGCTGGTTCCTCTTCTGGGACGGAATCCTTTTGGCAGAGGTAAGAACCAGGATCAAAACGCACAAAGAGGGGCCGAGCCTCAAAATAGTGGCCACGAACGAAATCAAGTCAGCGCCTCAGGAGGCACCGGGCCAGCTCTCGCTGCTGGGCTGAGGCCCTACTGTGGACGCGTCCACCCGTTCTCTGGTTTCCGTTTTTTGCTGCCAAATTGCTGCTTCCCCAAGCAGCAGAAGCAGCAGCCAAAAACCCGAGAACCCAGGCCAGGACTGACCGGGGGCATGGCGGAATGGTATACGCAGCGGACTTAAAATCCGCTGCCCACCCTTACGACCCTGCAGAACAGTTCCCGTGACTGGGGTGAGGATAGGGGGACTCACTTCTACAGGGTCCCGGTGGATTTTCTGCCGTTCGGCCCTGTTGCCGCAGCATGAATCCGCCACGCAGCAAATCCACCACGGTGGACAGGGACCTCCAGCAGCGGCTCGAATGGCAGGAGGCCACCAATGCCGAGCAGCGAGCGCTGGTAATGCGGCAGGCGCTTCGCCGGTATCGGCGCGAGAGCTGCACCGAATACGGAACCGCCCTGTTCCAGCAGTTTGCTGATCCCGTCAGCCGGGAGATCGAGGCGATCCTCTACCGCTGGGGCGAGAACCCCCAGCTGGGCGGCCCTGGTTATGGGGCACTGCCTCTGGTGGCCGCCCTCGGCAGCCCGCAACGCATCGCGGCGGTGGCCCTGGTCGTGATCTTGGACCGCCTTTCCCATGCCGTCAGCTTCCAGGGACTGGCCCTGGCCATCGGTGTGGCCGTGGATGCCGAGGTGAAGGCCGGCGAGATCGGCAAGCGATCTCCGGCCAGCCTGGATCGACTGCTCGACCGGACCACAGCAGAGAAGCGAAAGGCGGTGCTGGAGATCGCCGCCCGGCCCATCGAGGGATCCAACCCGATCTGGACACGGCAGGAACGGGCGACCGTGGGACTGCTGCTGCTCGAAGTGGTGCGACGGGAAACCGGGCTGGTGATTATCGACAAGAGCGATCAGCCCAACCGGCGGGCCCAGTGGCGGGTGCTGCCATCAGCCAAGGCACTGGACTTCATCCGGCGCCACCCTCCCCGCAGTCTCCGGCCGAACCGGGGGCCGATGGTGATCAAGCCGATCCCCTGGGAGGGGCTGGTAGGCGGCGGCCACCTGGCCAACACCTCCCCGGTGGTGCAGATCCGGGCGGCGCGAGACCACGCGGCCATCAGCTACCTGTCGGGCCGGATCGGTCCCCAGCTGGCAGCCGTCAACGTCTTGCAGCGGCAGCAGCTGGAGGTAGACCCGTGGATGCTGCGGGTGCAGCGGGAGGCGTGGGACCGGAACATCCCCGGCCTGTTTCCGGTCGAGCGGGATCCGGTTCCCGATGCGGGGCCGTTTCCCACCAGCGAGCCGCCGGATGTGCAGGATGCCTGGCGGCGCGATCAGGCCCGTCACCACCAAGACCTGAGGGACAACAGCTCCAAGCGGCTGGCGATCGAGCGGGCCCTGCAGACCGCCGAGGCGCTGGTGGGCCGGCCGATCTATCAGGCACACTTCCTCGATTTCAGAGGCAGGGCCTTCACCGCAAACCGAGGCCTCACGCACCAGGGCCCCGACCACCAGAAGGCACTGCTGCAGTTTCGCGACTCGCCGCCGGCAGGCGCGGATGGGTTCGAGTGGATCTTGAAGGCAGCGGCCGGACACTGGGGGCTCACCCGACACCAATGGAACGATCGGCTGCTGTGGGGGTGGGACAACAGGGAAAGGATGCTGGCCGTAGCTGATGCTCCGCTGGCAAATGCCGACTTGTGGCGGCAGGCAAAGCAGCCCTGGCAGTTTCTCCAGCTGAGCCGAGCGGTTGCCAGGGTTACTCGATGCAGTGGCCGGCTGTCCCACCCCCTCGAAAGCTGTGGGGTGCCCATCCGCCTGGATCAAACCTGCTCCGGCGCCGGGATCATCGCGACCCTGCTCCGGGATCGAGCGATGGCCGAGCTGTGCAATGTCTGCGGCACCGGGCCGAACGACCTCTATTCCGTTGTGGTTCAGCGACTGCAGCAGCAGCTGGAGATCGATCTGCATTGCGGGGATGCGCGGACCCACCAGCTCGCCGCCGGCTGGCTGGAACTTGGCATCGATCGCAGCTGGGTGAAAGCCGCCGTGATGCACACGCCGTTCGGCAGCACCTCGCGCACCGTGGCCGATGGCATCCGGGATCAACTGCAGGAGCGGCTGGGGCCCGTGGATGACTGGGCAGGCCGGATCTACCGGCCCAGCAGCTACCTGGAATCCAGGCTGCGGGCGGTGCTCGGCACCGAAACCGCTTCCCTGATGCAGCTCCGCCGCTGGCTCTGCGATGTGGGCCGGGAGGTGGTGGGCTTCCACCAGCAGCAGATCCGGTGGACCACGCCGATGGGCTGGCCCATGCAGGTAGGACGGCCGACACCCAGTAAAAGCGTGATCCGCACACACCTCCTCGGCAAGTTGGCGGCCGTCACCTTCGAGGCGGACCCGCCGGAGGGGGAGCTCAGCGCCCGGCGGACCAACGGCAGCATCACCGCCAACCTGGTGCACAGCTTCGATGCGGCCCTGGTGCATGCCGTGGCCTACAGGGCTGGAGAGCAGGGGGCGCCGTTGCTGACCAACCACGACTGTTTCGCCACTGATCCGGCCAACGCCAGCTGGCTGCAGAAGACCTTGCTCGACGAGTTCCGGGCCCTCTATGCCACCGACTGGCTGGAGGTCATCGCCGAGGAGATCCGTTGCAACGCAGGGCTTAAGGCGCTGCCACCGCCGCCACCGCGGGGGGCGCTGAAGATCGGCGAGATCGGCGGTAACCCGTATCTGTTCAGCTAGGCACTAGCGCCAGCGCTAGTGGATGCCCTAGTATCCGGGAGCCCTACACCCCTGCAGAGCATGGCATCCGAAACGCTGGTCACTCCGGCCGGCGAGGTCCTATTTGCAAACGTCCTCAAGCCCAAACTCGTCAAAAACAAGAAAGGCGAGAAGCTGCAGTACGGAATCGTGCTGCTGCAAGTCGATCCCGAGCAAGACCCTGGGTCGAAACTGTTCATTGGGAGCTTGCACAAAGCTTTCATGGATCACTTTGGCGGCAATGCCAAATACGGAGCGAATGGGAAACCGTGGAAACGGGAAACAGTCGTCAACGATGAAGGTATCGAGCTCCCTACCGGGTTCATCAGGATCACATTCAGCCGCGACAAGCAAACCTCCCGTGGCACCGAGCTACCGCCTCCCCTGGTGCAGGACGCCAAAGGGAATCCCTGGCCGGCTGATGTGGCGATCGGCAACGGCTCGGTCTGCAAGATTGCTTATTCCGTTTACCTCTGGGATAACCCAGAAGGCGGCAAGGGGCTAACCCTGCAGCTGCTTGGCGTGCGCGTTCTCAATCACGTCCCCTACACCATGCAAGCCGTGGACCCCGGTGTCTTCGGTGCGCCCGAGGAGGGCACGGACGCCACCACCCTGGCCCCTGCTGCTGCGGATCCGTTTGGGTTCGATGCTATCGAGGGTCCAGCCAGCACTGAGGAGGTGCCCTGGTGAGCCGAGAAATCACGATCACGCGGTCATTCTCCGCCAAGGTCAACCTGGGCAATTACGAAAACGTGGATGTCTCGTGTTCGTTGCAAGCGACGGTGCCTGCCGATGATTGGGGCATGCACAGCAAAGCCCTTTCCGACTACTGCCGTGAGCAAGTGCGGGTGGAGGTCGATGCAATCAAGCGTCGCAAGGGTGGCTCCAATGGATGAACTCAACGTGCCGATCATCAGGCTTGAAGTGGAGGGGCTAAGGCGCACGATGTTTCTAGCGCTGACGAATTATGCCGCCCTGACGGACAAGTCGATCCAGCAAGCGGTGGAGGAATTTTGCACCGATGGTCACATTGACGCCATCGTGCGACGCGAGGCCAAGCTGCAACTGGATGCAGCGCTAAAGGAGGAGGTTCGGAAGTTCTTCCTCTCCAATGGCCCTGGCCGCGCCGCCGTGCGCCAAGCGGTAACCGAGGCGCTAGAGCAGCGGTATCCGAGCAATCTTAAAGGTGAGGGTGCCTCCAATGTCTAAATCATCCGTGGGCAAGACAACCGTCGAAGTTAACGGTCAAGGCCAAGGTGGCCTATTCCCGCAAGTTTACCGACGAGCTGGAGGGCTTTGCCCAGCACCAGCAAGGCGATCTGTTCGACGGACTGGGGAAGGCGAATGAAGCGATTCCAGCTGCTTCAATTCATAGGACCCGGCCAGGCCACTCCGGCTTGGTACGCGATCGCTTGGTACGACTGGGTGAGGAACGGACACTATGCACTGCCCATCCCCCTGGCTCTGCCATGCGGGGTTGCCCGTTGGCTCTGGGCTGGGCTGTTAACAGGCAGCAAGGCGATGGCCATCGATTCCAGGGTTGCCTACCTGGATGGAATCCAGCAGGGGATCCTTATCGCCAGGAATGATCCATCGCTTCTGTATAGACCGTTCGCGGCGCGTGGTGGCGATCGTCTCACGATCATCAATGCCGACACCTACGACCAGCGAGCTGGGAAGCGATGAACATCGTAGCTATCGATCCGGGGCCCGAGGTGTCCGGGGTTGTGATCCTGAGCCCTGAGCGCAGGATCATTTCAGCCCAAATCTTGGCCAATACAAAGATCGTTGCCGACTTGCGGACGGGCACACCTTGTCATTTCCCCCATGTAGCAATCGAGATGATTGCCTCTTACGGGATGCCCGTGGGGGCAGAGATTTTCGATACCTGCACATGGATCGGTCGATTTGAGGAGGCCTATGTCCACAAAGACTTGCAGGCCCGCCATTTCCGCAAGGACATCAAGCTGCATCTATGCGGCACCGCCCAGGCCAAGGACGCCAATGTCCGCCAAGCATTGATTGATCTACTGGGCCCCCCCGGTGTCAAGAAGAATCCCGGTCCGACTTACGGAATCAGCAAGCACATGTGGGCAGCACTTGCCCTTGCCGTTTACGCCCATCACGTTCTCAACAAACCGAAATGACCACCACCGCACCACCCCCCGAAGCCAAGGCACTGGCCACGGCGCCCAAGGCCATCGTCATCAGCCAGTTTGATGTGCTGCTGGGTGACATCCAGGAAGCCAGGGGGAAGGCCGCCGAGGCAGTTTTCGATTACAGCACCAAGGCTGGCAACAGGGAAGCCCGGTCTTATGTGTTCGCCCATCGCAAGCTCAAGAGCCGGATCGAATTGGCCCGCACCGATGCCAAGGCCTACGCATTGGCCTATGGCCGCACGGTCGACAGCCAGGCCGCAGAGCTCAGGGACCAGGTGGAGGCGCTGATCAAGCCGCACCAGGATGCGCTCGATGCCATCACCAAGGCCGAGGCCGATCGGGTGAAGCGGCACCGGGACAGGATCCACTTCATCTCGGATCTGGGCCGGGTGCCGTTCGGCGCTTGCGCTGAGACCCTGGCCGCCAGCCTTGAAAGCGCCAAGGCCGCCGACATTGACGGGTTGGAGGAGTTCAAGGAGGAGGCTGCCGCTGCCCTGCTGGAAACGATCCGCACCCTCGAAGCCGCCCACGCCAAGGCCCTAGCCGACGAGGCCGCCGCCGCCGAACTGGCCCAGCTGCGCGAGCAGCAGCGAATCCAGAAGGAGAAGGAAGCCGAGGAGGCCCGTCTCAAGGCACAGCAGGAGGCGATCGCCGAAGCGGCCCGCAAGGCGCAGGAGGAGTCCGATGCTGCCGCGCTGCTGGCGATCCAGGAGGCTGAGCAGAAGGTGGCCGACGCCGAGGCCAGGGCCGCAGCGGCGGAGGCCAGGGCCGCCGACTCCGATGCGGTGGTCGCCCTGTTGGAGGGGGAGGCACTGCTGGCGATTGAGGCGGCGGAGGTGCCGGTGGCGGTGCCCCCTGAAATCGCCATCACCTACCAGCCCCGTTCCTACCAAAGCCTCGGGAGTGAGCTGACTCGCGACGAGGAGGAGGCTGCCGTCGGCCCCATCACAACCGAGGCCGAGGCGACAGCGGCGGTCGCCGACGCAGAACACAAGCTGCGGTGTGAGTTGGGAGCAAGCCTGGCCGGCAGGACGCGCCTGGGAGTTGTTGATGCCCTGATCGCCGGCACCCTGCACCCGGCCATCACGATCAACTGGAGCCGGGTCTGATGAACTGCCCCCACTGCCACCACCCCCGCAGCCGGGTGCTTGAAACCCGCGAGAGCGCGAGCGAAAACGCCGTCCGCCGCCGCCACGCTTGCCGGGTGTGCGGCAAATCGTTCACCACCGTCCAGCGGGTCGAGGTCTACCAGGATGGCGCGTGGCAGCCGGCGCCCCTGGCCGTCGTGCCCGATCCGAAGCCGGCCCCGCTGGCGCCGGTCGCACCACGGAGGCGGGCCGCCAGCCCAGCCCCGGATCGGTTGCATCCGCTGGCCGGGAACGAGGACTTCCTGAGAGTCTTCGCAAACGAGATGCCAGTACCTCTGTTTCGCGACCTGCTCCGGTGGTGGAACGAAAGTCGCTGGGGCAAGCACCGGGCCCAGGCAACCTGGACCCAAGCCGCATTTACCCTGTCCGCCAATCGGGTCATCAGTCTTCTGCGCGAAGGGCGGGCAGGCGTAGCCCACGCCCTAGTGGATGGCGGGATCGAGCACGGGTGGCAGGCGCTGAAGCCTGAGTACCTGGGCGGAATCACCTCACCCGCATTGCAGGGCGCAGCCCCGTGGGCCGCCGCCCCCGCAGGCGACCCGGACGCCGCGGCAATCCGGGACATGCTGGAGCGGGCCGATGCTGCTTGACCCGGAAGCCTTCACCCGTGGTTGCCGCATGATCGAGCGGCACATCAGAACCCGGGCCGAAGCGGCCTGGAGCACCGAGGACTTCAAGCTCAAGTTTGTGTCGTTCCGCACCGACTTCCCCGAGGTCAGCACGCCCCAGTTTCTGTGGGCCTGCGAGCGCTGGATCCAGGGGGCGACAGGTGAATTCCTGCGCTTCCCGACGTGGAACAAGCTGATGGTGCCGCTGTATCGGTGCAGCGATGGCATCCCGATGCGAGCGTGGGGATTCAAGGAAGACCTGCCTCGATCCCTCCAGCCGACACGGCAGCAGCTGGCCATGCTGCCGTCCAGGCCGCCTTCGCTCCCGCCGGCTGGCGCCGAGGACCCCGCCGCCTACAACCTGGTGGCAGCCGGCAGCGATGAACAGCGATTGCTGCCTCCTGCCGGCCCGGCTCCCGTCCGTTTCACGCCGGAGATGTATGAGCTGCACCTGCAGGAACAGGATCAACTGAGGAGGCAGGCGAAGAGGGGACCACGTGCTCCCTGAAGAAAGAATGCTGCGACGCCGGAACGTCCTGCAGCGCGGTCTTCTTGCTGGCTATTGGTCGGTCGAAGACTTCAATCACGACCAGCCGCCGAACACCCCGCCTTGCTTGCCCACGTGGGATTTCTTAGACGCCCACCCACGATTCGCCGACATGTTCTTCCGTGACATGGAGGCATTTCGCAAACGCACAGCCGCCGATCATGTCGGCTTTGTTTCCACCATTCTTTAATCCGCAACCATGGCACGTCCTGTAATTGTCTACAAGCTGGTCCGGCATGGCCCCGGGATGGGATGCTCAGAGGAGGTGGAATGCGAATGCGTTTTCCACGAATTCGGTTTGGACTTTCAAGAATGCAACGAAGGCGCTGGCAGCTTTACCGCTGCGATCGTTGAATCACCCGACGGAAGGGTCAGCCTTGTGCCGGTGCATTTAATCCGATTCATCACCCCTCACCCCCACCTCACCCTCTGATGCCTGACACCCACACAATCCTGAAAGAACAGATCGGCACGGGCCGCATCATCGTGACCGCCCGCCCTGGGCTCGGGCCCTGCAGGGGGCAGTGGCTCGTGACGTTCGAGCGTCACAACAGCAAGCGGAAGCTTCTGGACCAATGCGCCGCATGGATGCCCGATGGCGAATGGGACGGATTGCGCTGGCTTCCGTCCCGCTCCCGCCTCGTCCCGCCCGACGCGCTGCAGCGGGTTCAGGACTGGCTGCGGTGCCGCCCGGTGCCGGCGGAGGTGGCGTCGTGAGCTATCAGGATGATCTTGATCTTGTCCGCTCCTGCATTGATCCCGTAGGCGCTGGCTGCCAGTACCCCTGCTACCGGTGGCCAGGGGTGCCAATGGAGTACGGCATCTATACCTGCAGGTGCCTCAATTCTTCGCCGCAGTACAAAGAAAAGGCCCGGCCTCTGCTGGAGGCTTTATCCCGATTGGAGCAACAGCCATGACCCTTGCCTTGTCCATCCGCCAGCCATGGGCCAGCTTGATCCTGCTGGCCGGCAAAGATGTTGAGAACCGTAGTTGGCCCACCTATACGCGCGGTCCAATCCTGATTCACGCCGCCCAAGGCATGACAAAAAAAGAATACGAAGAGGCTATGGATTTTGCCTGCCAAATTGCCCCGCATCGCATTACCAGATTACTATTTAAAGGCTTGCTTCTACCCAGTAATCTTCAACGCGGCGGCATCATCGGCAGCGTCAACCTGGTGGATTGTCTGCGGCGCTCCGAGTCGCCATGGTTTCAAGGCCCTAACGGGTTTGCCTTGCGCGATCCAAAGCTTCTGCCGTTTATTCCCTTCAAGGGTCAGCTTGGCTTTTTTGAAGTTCCGTGGGGGCAGCTATGACCGACCAACCCAGGGCCCTGGTGGATGCGGAGTTATACCTCCGCCGCTACACCGCCGTGTCCGAATACGAGATCGAATGGGCGCCGGATGACTGGACCTACGCGTGCCGTCACGGCGAGGCCAAGGCCCGTTTTCAAGACTTCCTCGCATCCGTCCGCGACGCGCTGCCCGACCACCAGTTGCACCTGTGCCTTGGCACTGGTGCCAGCTTCCGCTACTACCTGTTCTCCCCCTACAAGGCGAACCGCAAGGCCAGCCGCAAGCCGGCCGGCTACAGCCAGCTGATCCAGTGGGTCATCGTAGCCGGGGAGCTGCGGTGCTGGAACATCGCCATGCTGGCCGAGGTTGAGGCCGACGATGTGATGGGCATTCTCTACCGCCCTGGTGATGTGATCGTCAGCGAGGACAAGGACATGCTGGGGATCCCCGGCCAGCACCTTCGAGGCACCGAATTCGTGGAGGTTTCCGAGCACCAGGCCGATCTGAATGTGTTCTCGCAGGCGCTGATCGGCGACACGACGGACAACTACTCCGGCTGCCCTGGCATCGGCAAGGTCAAGGCGAAGAACATCCTGGCCGGACAGCCCGATGCCGCAGCGATGTGGGCGGCGGTGTTGGAGGCCTTCACCAAGGCCGGCTTGACCCGCCGGGACGCCATCACGCAGGTGCGGCTGGCCCGCATTCTTCGAGCTGGTGAATACGACCCGGACCGGAATTTGCCAATCCTGTGGAGCCCACCTGACGGCACCCCGTAGCATGGGGCAAACTCTGCAGCCCTGTAATGCCGAAGCCTGTTGATGCTGAGGAGCTGATCCAAAGGCTCGAAGGACTGTGGCCCGACGTCGCCCCGCACCCACAGGCCACGGACCGCGAGATCCAGCAGCAGATCGGCGCGGTTCAGGTTGTGCGGTGGCTGCGCTCTGAGCTGTTGACCAACGACGACGAGGCCCCCACGGTCTACCCGCCCTCCTTCGATACAGGGAGGGACTGAGCCATGTGCGCGGGCGGCGGGGGATCCCGGTCAACCATCACCATGCCCGACACCAGGGCCTACGACGCGATGGCGAGCCAGCAGCTCGGCCTGATGCAGCAGGCGCAGAGCTCCGATGTGCTGCTCAAGCAGGGCCAGCTCGATGCCCTGGTGCGCGACCGGATTGCACTGCAGACCCAGGAGCAGGCGGTGGCCACGGCCCGCGCCAACAACACGACCGCCCAGGCGGCCAGGCTCGCGGCACTGGTTGGCGCGCCGCCACCGGAGAAGCCGGCTGCGGCCCCGGTGATCGGCTCCGACCGCACTGGCGAGAAGCGTCCGACCGGTAAGGCGGCGCTGCGAATCGATCGAGCGGCCAAGGTTTCCGCCGGCCCTGGCGCCGGCCTCAACATCACCACGGGGTACTGACCATGTGTGCAGGAAAGGCGCGATCCCCGCAGATCGTCTATCAGGGCCCCAGCCAGGCCCAGATCGACGCGCAGAACCAGCAGATGGAGTCGGCCCGGCGGCAGGCGGAGGAGGCCACCCTGCGGATGCAGTCCCAGCTGGACCAGCAGATCGCCGCTGCCAATGCCGAGAGCGAGCGGTCCCGCGCCTCGCTGGCAGAGCAGACCGCCGCCATGGCCACGGAAGCGGCGGCCGTGGTGGCGCAAGCGGCGCCCTATGCCATCGCCACCACCTACGAGGCGCCCGCCGCTGGGCTCGCCCTGACCACTGATCCAGCCAAGCAGCAGAAGAAGAAGCCGGCGGCCGGGCTCACGATTGCGCCGGCTGGCGCGGCGGCAGCGGCCGGCGCTGGCCTCAACATCGGCACCTGAAATGGACACCACCCAGGGCCCAGCGGAACAGCTCTACGAGAAGCTCCGATCTGATCGTGATCTCTGGCTGTCGCGTGCCCGGCGGTCCTGCCGGCTGACGCTGCCCTGGCTGGTGCCGGCCGCCAATGACCCGAACCAGGGGCAACCCGAGGACTACCCGCTGCCCTGGAATGGCATCGGCCAGGAGGGCCACCAGCACTTGGCCAGCCGCTGGCTGCTAGCCGTAATGCCAGCATCAGAGTCGTTCTTCAAGTACACGATTGACGAGCGGCAGCGGGCCACCCTGATCAGCGATGCCCGGCAAGCCGGAAAGGCCGAGGATGAAATCGCCAGGTCCATGGTTGAGTTCGACCGCAGCCTGCTCGCTATGGAGCAGTCGGTACTCCGCGAGATCAACAGCACCGCCGATCGCGCCGTGGTGCTGGAGGCGATGGTCCACCTGATAGGCCCTGGCCACGTCGTTCTTCATGACGACGAGGAGGATGGGCTTACCTGTTACCACCTGAACCGGTTTTGCATCAGGCGGGATCCGATGGGCCGGCCGCTGGAGCTGGTGATCTGCGAGAGCTTCACCGAGGGCAGCTTGCCGGAGACGGTGGCGAAGCACCTAGGCCTACTCGGGGGCGAGGGGAGCGATGACTACAGCCCCGATCCGTTGGCCCCCAACAAGGTGCTGGACGAGGAGGAGGTGATCAAGGTTTACACCCACGTGGAATGGGACTACCGAAAGAAGAAGGTCACATGGTGCCAGGAATGCAAGGGGCAGGACATCGAGGGGCAAACAGAGAAAGTCGACCTTGAGAATTCCCCCTGGATGCCGCTGCGGGCAACGAGGATCGACGGCTCCGACTACGGCCCCGGCTACATCGAAGCCCGGTGCCTGGCCGACCTGCAAACCGCCGAATCCCTGAGCCAGGCGCTGACCGAGGGGGCGATGATCGCCGGCGAATCCAAGAGCGTGGTGCGCCCTGGCGGCGTGACCAACATCAAGGATCTGGTGGCGTGCCGCAACGGCGGCTATGTGGTTGGTCACCCAGATGATGTAAAGGAGCTGGGATCCGATGGCCGCAGGGGGCAGGGCCTGGTGGTGGCCGAGGCCTTCCTGCAACGGAAGGAGGCCGCATTGAAGCGGGCCTTCATGATGTCCAACGTCCGCGATTCAGAGCGGACCACCGCCGAGGAAATCCGGATGGTGGCGCAGCAGATGGAGGAGGGGCAAGTCGGGATCTACAGCATCCTCACGACCGAGTTTCAGAATCCCTACATCACCCGGAAGCTCCACGTTCTGACCAAGCAGGGAAAGGTCAAGCTGCCCAAGGGTCTGGTGAAGCCGGTGGTATCGGTTGGCCTGGCTGCCGTTGGCCGTGGCAACGACCTCGACAAGGCGATGCGCTTTATCCAGGGCCTCGATGCGCTGGCCCAGGTCGTGGGCCCCGCCGAGGTCGCCGCTCGCGTCGATGTGAGCGCTGCCATCACCAGGCTCAGCAACGGGCTGGGCCTCGAAGCGATCGACCTGGTGCGCACGGAGGAGAAGGTCAACGAGATCAAGGCGCAGCAGGCGCAGGCGGCGCAGCAGGAACAGCTGATGCAATCCCCCATGGCGGACCCGGCAAAGCTAGCCACCGCTGCGGCCACCGCCCAGCAGATGCGGGGCGAACCCCCGCCCACTCAACAACCCACTGAACCATGAACGCCACCGAACAGCTCCTCAGCCTGGTGCGCCCAGGCGAAGAGGACCGCCTCAGCGCCGCACTGGATGAGATCGAAGCGGAGGGCAGCCAGCCCACCGACGAGGAATGGGATATGTCCCACCCCCTCGATCGGATGCTGGCGGCCGAGGAGCGGGCCGAGCGGAAGCAGGCCACGCCCCCCCGGCCGCCCACTGCCCCCGCGCCGGCCGAGGGCGAGGACGCGGACGACCCGCTGGCCGATCTGCTCAGCCCGGCCGACAACACCGAGGTCGCCGACGGCAACCAGGCCACCGACGACGAGATCCCGGAGGAATACCGGGGCAAGTCGCTGAAGGAGGTGATCGCCCTGGCAGAGGCCAAGGCCAAGGCGCCCGCGACCGGCAACACACTTCCCCCGGAGGCCTACACCCCCGAGCTGGGCAAGGCGCTCTACGGCGAGGCGCTAACCGGCCTGTTCACCGCCGCCGAGGTGAACCCCCTGCAGCTCGATGCAACCCTGCGGGCCGGGGGCGATGTGAGCCAGCAAGTGGAGGCGCTGGCCACCAAGGCTGGTCTACCAAAGGCAGTGGTGCAGACCTACCTCGATGGGGTCAAGGCCTCCTCGCCGGCCGCCGCCCCCCAGCTAAGCGCCGAAGACGGCGCAGCCATCAGGCAATCGGTCGGCGGCGACGAAAAGTTCAAGGCCCTGAGCGGCTGGGCCATCGCCAACCTGAGCGAAGCGGACCTGGCCGGCTACAACGCTGCCATTGACTCCGGTAACAAGGCGCTGGCCGCCTTTGCGGTCAAGGCCCTCCAGGCACAGGCGGCAGCCGCCGGCAGCAATCCACGGCCCCGCAGTGAGCCGCAGCTGGTCAGGGGTGGGCGGGGCCAGGCGCCGATGCGCTTCGCCTCGATCGAGCAGCAGAACGCGGCCGTCGATCGCCGCAACGCTGCCGGCGAACGGCTGATGCACGTTGACCCCACCTACGCCAAGCGGGTGATGGAAGCCATCGGCAACTCGCCAGATTGGGCCTAAAGCTGTAGCATCAGCGCAACGATTGATGCACCTGTGTAGTGCTGGCCTCCCTGCGGGAGAGGTCCGCACACCTCTCACCGGTCAAGTCAGCCGTTACAGCTACAGCGTCTCCGCATCGTTCGGCCCCTCAAGGGGGAATCGCTGAACACAGGTTGCAAGAAGCCACGGGCAAACAACCCAAACGTTTTTTGCAATCATGGCGGTTAATGATGCCTTGCTGGCCAGGCTTGGCCAGATCCGGGGGACCGGCGCAGTTGATGCCGTGTTCAAGAGCCTCGGGCAATCCGAGATTCTGAACGCGATGCGGCGTGAGTGCCTCTTCGAGAGATTCGTGAAGACTCGGAACATCGAGAGGGGCAAGTCCGCTGAGTTTCAGATCACCGGCCGCGCCACTGCGGGGTACGTAGAGCCTGGCGTGCCGTTGCTGGGTGGCCTGGGCGGCAACTCCCCCAGCGACAGCAACGTCAAGACGATCGCCGTTGATGGCCTCATGGCCGCTGACCAGGCGATCTTCAGCCTCGACGAGCTGATGAATTACGCCGATGTGCGCAGTGAATACTTCGAGCAGCTGGGCATCGCTCTGGCCTGGGAGCGGGACAAGCGCATCGCTCGCATCCTGTTTGCAGCGGCCAACAGCACCACCGAACCCCTGGCCCGAACGGTCAACACTGGCCGGATCGGCTTCAAGAAGACCCTAACGGCCGGTTATGCCGCCGCATCGAAGCAGGCCAAGGGCGACGAGTTGGCATCCGCCCTCGGCGACATCAAGGTTGCCATGAGGAAAAAGGACGTGCCCGCTTCCTCGCTGGTTTGCATCGTGCCGCCCGATGAATACGACTTCCTCAACGAGGGGACTCGGGTTGTCAACACCGATTTCAACGGCGGCCAGAGCAACGGCACCATCGCCAGCGGTGCGGTTAACCGGGTGAAAGGAATTCCTATTTACGAGTCCAATCACCTAATCCAGCCCGCTTACACGCTGAGCGCGTTCGACAAGAACCCTGACTACGCTCAGGACCTGACCAAGTGCCGGGGCTTAGTCTTCAGCCGGGAAGCCGTGGGCATGCTCACGCTGCGGGCCCCCAAGTTCCAGATGACCAGAAGGGACGGCGACTTCGACATCATGTACCAGTCCACCCTTGGCGTGGCCACGCAGTCGATCGGCATCGGCCGGCTGCGGGATGAATGCGCTGCCTGCATCGTGATCCCCTAAGGTCTGGCTGAACGGATCACATGGCCCTCGGCTCGCCGGGGGCCTTTTTCATGGCAGCCGATAGCATGTGCTCTACAGCGCTGGATCGCTCATGGGCCTGGCCAACCAGTCAGCGACGCCAGGCCGCACCACCCTGCTGGATGCCGTAAACATCCTGCTTGCCGTGATCGGCGAGGCCCCGGTGAACAGCCTCGATGACCCGGTGATGACCGAATCATCGATCGCCGAAAGGACCCTGCTGGAGTTCCACAAGCAGGAGCAGACCAGGGGCTGGAGCTGGAACAGCGAGCAGGACTACCCCTTCGCCGTGGCCACGGACGGCACCATCACCGTGCCGCCGAACCTGACCCGTTTCGCCCCCGACCCATTCCAGTGGGACGGGCGCTTCATCCTCCGGGGGCAGCGGGTCTACGACCGGGCGAACCGCACCTACGTGCTGACGGGTGCCGCCGTCACACAGCTCACCGCCGATGTGGTGTGGACGCTGCCGTGGGATGACTGCCCGGAGGTGTTCAATCGGTACATCAGCATCCTGGGCGCCAGGGCCTTCGCCAATCGATTCCTGGGGTCCGACTCGATCGAGCGGTACACCCAGCAGGATCTGCTGATGGCCAGGGCCGAGCTGGATCGAAACGAGCTGCAGCAGCTTCAGCCCAACAGCCTGAGCGGCCAGCGCGGGGTGATGCCGTTTGGCACCTTTAACCCTGCTGCCGGGTTGGCCGGCCGCAGCAGTCCGAGCTGGTTCGACTGATGGCCGAACTCTTCACCTCCACGGTTCCAAACCTGATCCAGGGGGTCAGCCAGCAGCCGGACGCCCAGCGGGATCCCAGCCAGGCGGAGCTGCAAATCAACGCGGTTAGCAGCAGCGCGGAGGGCCTGCGCAAGCGGGATCCCACGCAGACCCTGGCCAGGGTGAGCTCCACCAGCCTGGGCGATGTGTTTGTCCACGCGATCCTGCGCGACCGCAGCGAGCGGTATCTGGCGGTGATCAGCAACAGCACGGTCAAGGTGTTTGATCTCGACGGCGTGGCGCAGACCGTCAGCGCCCCCAGCGGCTACGGCTACCTCTCGGGTGTGACGGACGCCAAGCGGCAGCTCCGGTGCGGCACCGTGGCCGATTACACCTTCGTGGCCAGTGCGCTGAAGGTGGTAGCGATGGACGCGGCGGTGGCCCCCGCTGTGGCCAGGCCGGCGGCCAACGAGGCACTGGTGTGGGTCAAGGCTGCCAACTACGGCCAGTCCTACCGGGTGAATGTGAATGGCACCCTGGCCACGGTGACGACAACGACGACGGCCGGCACGGCGATCAGCACGGCAGACATCGCCGAGCAGATCAAGACGGCCCTGGCCGGCGTAGCTGGTGTCTCGATCGCCCGAGCCGGATCGGTGCTGCACCTCACCAGCGCGAGCACGATCACGATCAGCGCCACCGATGCCCGGGCCAACGCGGACATCACCGCGTTCACAAATTCGGTGCAGTCATTCACCAGCCTGCCGGCGATTGCGCCCCAGGGCTACCAGGTGGAGGTGACGGGCGACCCGTCGAACAGTTTCGACGGCTATTACCTGAAGTTCGAGCCCCGCTCTGGCGCCGGCACCTTCGGCGAGGGCGCATGGGAGGAGACCGTGGCGCCGGGGACTCGGTACAAGCTGGATCCCACCACCATGCCGCAGGTGCTGGTGCGGCTGCCGGCGGGAACGTGGTACTTCGGGCCCCTCAACGGTGCGGCGTTGACGGGCCTGACGCTTCCGACGTGGGGGCAGCGGACAGCCGGCGACAGCGAATCGGCCCCGGACCCGAGCTTCGTTGGCCAAACGGTGAACGACATCTTCGTGCATCGCGGCCGACTGGGCATCCTTGCGGACGAGAAACGCATCTACAGCCGGGCCAAGGACTTCTTCTCGTTCTTCCCGGAGACCGTGACAACGGTCCTGGATTCGGACCCGATCGACAAGACCGCCAGCAGCTCGAAGGTTTCCGTGCTGCGCTATGCGGTCCCCTTCCAGGGGGAAATGCTGCTATTCAGCGATGATTATCAATTCAGATCCCATGTAACTGATGCCGCGCTAACGCCATCGACAGATGCAATCACAATCCTCACAAGCTATGAAATTGACACAGGCGTGCGACCAATCCAGATGGGCGGGGCGGTTGTGTTTTGCCAGTCCAACGGTGACTGGAGCCAGCTGCGGCAGTTCTCCGTGCGTGGCGCCGGCACTGCGCTGGTTGGCGATGCTGACAGCATTACTGATCACATAAGCAGCTACATCCCGTCTGGGATATTCCAGCTCGCGGCAAACGATACCGGCAACTCGCTGTACTGCATCAGCAGCAAGGCGGGTTACACGAACAGGATCTACACGTACAAGTTTCTGTACCGCAATAGCGGCAGCGGGATAGAACGAGCGCAGTCCAGCTGGAGTTACTGGGAGCTCCCTGGTGCTGACGGCATCCTGTCGATCGCGGCAATCCAGGAGACGCTTTACCTCTTGGTCCAGCGCGGGCCGGAAGTGTTCCTGGAGAAGATGCCGGTGCTCGATCGGCAGTCGATCGCTGCGGCGCCGTACCCGCTGCTGCTCGATCGCTGGGTGAGCACCACTGCCGCAAGCCCGGCTGGCGTGAGGGTGCCTGCCGGCATCTACAGCTCCGTCACCAGGGCGACGACCTGGACCCTGCCGTTCACCATCAGAGCCGCGACCCAGGCATGGTCCGCCTACCAGCCGGGCTACCAGGGCGGGGTGCTGCTGGGTGCCGCCAGCAGCGGCAGCACGATCACGGCTCGCGGCGACTGGTCGGCAGCGCAGGTTTGGTTTGGAGAGCTCTACCCCTTCCGCTACCGGCCCTCGCGGTTCAAGGCGATGCGGACCCAGGGCGGCGGGCAGGTGGCCAGCAACACGCTGCGGGCGCAGGTCCGCCAGGCGCGGCTGAGATACCACGAAACCGGCTATTTCCAGGTGCGGGTCACGCCCACCGGCAACCGCGACGAGGCGGTTTACACCTTCCCGGGCAGCACGGTGGGCCTGCTGCAGGGTGTGGACGAGGGCCAGGAGGGGGTGTTCCGCATCCCGATGTTCGGCCGGGGGGAGAACATCACGGTCACGATCGAAAACGACACGGCGCACCCGTGCAAGTTCTCAAGCCTGGAATGGACTGGGCTGATCACCGGCAAGGGCCGGGCGGTGCAGTAATGAGATGGGCCCTGGCCACCAGCGATGTGGTGGACTTCATCGGCCACAACCTGCGGGAAGTGGATCGCCGTGAGGTGTGGCTGAGTGACCGTCTGAGCCCCCTCGAAGCCGTGCGGCAGAGCTGGCACGCCAGCCTCAACCACGAATGCCATGCCGTGATTGACGACGGCGGCGTGCCGGTGGCGTTGTGCGGGGTCTGCGATGGTGGCGTGATCTGGATGCTTTGCACGGATGAACTACTGGCCACCGCTGCCAACCGGCGGCAATTCATCCGGGAGGGGCAGGGCTGGGTAGAGCGCTGCCTCCAGCGCTATGGTCCGCTCAGTAACTGGGTTTTCGCCAAAAATATGGGCTCGATTCGCTGGCTGAAATCGCTGGGGTTCACGGTTCACCCGCCGGCCCCGTTCGGCCCCAGCTGCGCTCTGTTCTGCAGGTTTGAATTTGAGGGGGGGGCGAAGTGATCATCGATCCGATCAGCGCAGGCATCGCGGCTGTCAGCACGGGACTGAAGCTGGCGGAGGCCGGGCAGCAAAGCGCGGCCGCAAAGCAGGACTACCTGAATCAGAGTGCTTTCCAGCAGGCGACCAATCGGTTCGCGCAGTGGCAGGCCGATCAGAACCAGCGCTTCAGCGATGCGAACGCTCGCTATCAGGTCTGGGGGCAGCAGGTGCAATACCAGCAGCAGCTGGGCTATGTGCATCAGCTGCAAAGTTTCGAGCTGGCGAAGCAGATCAACCAGGCCAACGTGGTGCGCGACACCCGGGCCGCCGCTGGCGCGGAGTTCATCGGCAATTCGCAGGCCGCCTCGGATCGCCTGCAGTAGGAGGCGATGCAGGCGGCGGTCGCACAGCAGCAGTACGGCTGGCGGACGCTGCAGGCCAGGGCATCGGTGCAAGCCATGGATGCCGAAGGCCTTTCGATCGATCGACTGATCAACAACTACGCCAAGCAGCAGGGCGACCACGACACGATCGCGCAGATCAACGACCGGCTGCAGCGCAACCAGTTCAGCCGAGAGCAGACCGCGCTGGTGGGGCGCCACCTGAGCCAGTGGAATAGCCAGCAGTTCTATACGCCAACGGTCTACATCGAGCCGATCGAGCCGTTCGCGCCGATGCCAGCGCTGATGCAACCGGCGGCCCCGTCGATGACCGGCCCTGGGCCCGGCGGCGGCCCGGCGGCGCTGCGGATCGGCTCAGCCCTGCTGGGTGGTGTGGGCACCTACATGAACAGCGCGGCCGGGATGAAGAAAGCCGCTGAGCCCAAGAGCAGCTGATGGAAACGAACCTCCCCCTAGGCCAGGTCAACCCGGAAGCCCGGCCGGTGCAGTCCTTCATCCAGCCGGCGCAGTTTCAGCCGGGTGCGGTTGCAGGGCCGCCGGGGATGCCCCAGCTGCAGGGCATCACCACACTGCGGGGCCCGGAGCAGGCCAGCTACGGCGGCGTCAACCGCTTCCAGGAGCTGGCGCAAGCGCTGGCGCCATTCAACGCCAACCTGACCAGCACGCTGCAGGGCGCGGGGGAAGCTGCCGCCGGCTGGGCATCGCAGCAGGGGGAGGCGCAGGTCTTCGCCAAGAACATGGTGCTGCAGGCCCTCAGCCAGGCGGATGCGACCAACGAAGCGGGCGCGTTCGACTACGCCAAGGCCAACCGCGAACTGGGCAAACGCGACCCGGAAGGCGGCATTCTGATGAGCCTGCTGAATCCCTACCGGGAGCAGGGGGTGCAGCGGGGGCTGGCGAAGCTAGCCGGTGCCGAGGCCGAGGCGGGGATGC